GCCGCCGGATGTGACATACGTTCCCACAGGTGTATCTGTCATAGATAAGCATGTTGGGGGTGGATTGCTTGGCGGCGAGATGCTTTTGTTTATGGGACCGTTCGGCTCCTGTAAGACAACCTTTGCAGTCATGGCAGCATGCAACATGGCAAAGGCGTGTCAGCGCATCTTTACAGCGCAGCAGGGACCGTTCCTGACACACTCGGACGGTACCGCAGTGCAAAAATGTCCTGTGGTTTTCTATGTATCGACAGAAGCGACACGTAACGAATTCCAACAAAGATGTTTGACGTTTCTGGCTGAGGTACCGCGTGAGCGCATTCTCGAATCGCGTGGAGATTTGAATTTCTTCAGTGATTCTGACGTGCCGACACAACCGTACGAGCACGAGATTGAAGCGCAGAAACGAGACGCATTGCGGCAGCACAATTTGAATCCGGATATCTTCGGGTGCAGCATGCGTTACGTCAGTGAACGGCAGAGGATTAACACGGCGATCGAACTATTGCGCAAGCATTTGTTGTTTGTGGAGTTCATGGATTCCAACCCCAAGTTTAAGCAGTACGGCAAGAACGGGGTGGCGGATATCCAGACGATCATGGATAACCACATGCGAATGAATGGCGAATTGTATCCGTATTCGTTTGTACTGGATCACGTATCGGCGTTGGCAAATCGTATCTGCGAGAAGAAAGACTCGTTTGACAACATGCATCTTGTCATCAACACGGTAGGTCGGTCTCTAAGCGAGAAGATTGCCAAGACCTACAACATCCCGGCGCTGGTCATGCATCAGTTGACGGGTAAGGCTAACAAGATGGCCCGCAACATCGCAACGCAGATTGACCACACAGACGGTTCGCAGAGTGCCAGCATTGGTGAGTTTGCGGATGTGGCTGTGACTACGACGCGGCCTATTGGTCAGGAACAGATTGTCAAGTTTGCGTTCACTAAGGTTCGACGTGGTGCGCCGGTGATGCAGAATCCTTTGGTAAAAGTTGATGGTAAGTTTAGTCGTCTGATCGATTATTCTGACAAGTTGATTTTGGATGGAGACACGGTGATCTCCAAGAGTGATACCCGTACCGTACCTCCACCCACGGAAGTACGCCGCTCATCGCCGGCAGTGGCGACACAGGGCGCAGCTGGCTAATGCTTAATTTCCCACTACACAAGCGGCTGGAAACCCTTTTTGGCAGAGTTCGGGTTTCCAGCGCTGGTCAACAATTTGATGCTGACACCATGATGGTGGCGGGCAAGCGTCGTTTGAATTTCCGCAGTAAGGGTGAGTACTATCAGGTATGCTGCCCATTCTGTACGGATTCTCGGTTCCGCCTGTACATCTCGTACATGTTTGGGCAGAACGGTTCTGACGGTAAGCCGATGAGGTTTTTGGCACATTGCTTCAACGAGAATTGCTTGAGCAATCCACAGTATTATTCCGAGTTTGTGGACAAGCTGGAATCACCTATGTTGATTCCGTTGAGCGAGGTGCAAGTAAAACCGGGACGCAGAGTGGCGGAAAGCGACACGATTGCCGTGTGGCCGGGCGATTGTGTTCCATTGCTGACTTTGCCACAAGAACATGCAGCAATCCAGTATGTGCAAGAGCGTGGGTATGATCCCGGGCGCCTGCAACGCATTTACGACGTGCGGTACTGTGTAGCCAGTCGGTATAGTTTGGCCAAAGACCGTTTGATAATTCCTGTCTATCAGAACAAAGTATTGAAAGGATGGCAGGCACGATATGTTGGTGAACTGGACTGGAAGACGCAGAAGAATTTACCTCCAAAGTACTTTACGATGCCGGGGATGTCGAAAAGCACGGTTGTGTACAACCTTGACAGGTCTAGGCTGTTCAACGCCTGCGTCATCACGGAAGGCGTTGTTGATGTATGGGGTTTTGGTGATGGTGCTGTATGCACTTTCGGCCATTCCATAAGCGACAGGCAATTAGAATTAATCACAGCAGCGTTTAGGCGTCCTGCGCGACCAATCGTGTTGTTGTTTGATCCTGAGGCATACGCTGAGAAGCATGTGCAGAACTTGTTGCACAATCCTCGTTTGCTTGCGCATTCTGGTGGGTTTGTTCACGTCAAGTTGCCAGAAGGTACAGATCCCGGGTCTACAAACCGTAGGGTCTTGCGCAAGTATGTCAAAGAACAGGCAGCGTTACAGGGCGTTACCGTGACGTTCAATCGCATGGTCTGCCAGAAAACAAAAGAGGATACGTGATGCGGAACATTCATAAAGGCGATTTGTCCGATTCGCCTGACAATACGCCGCAACCTAAAAAAATCAGGCGGCGTTTGCTAGATCCCGTTACTGACGACGCTCGCCTTAAACGGCGTGTGATTGGTAGCCGTATCAACAAGCAAGGTTGCTGGGCGTACAACGCGCCCGGCATGCCGCCACCCGGGCCTAACTTCTTGTTACATGCAACGCATTTGGACGGGCACAACGCAACGATTTTGCCTAAAAAGAACTCTAAGAAAAAATCTGAGCAACAATACATTCCGGCTGAAACGCTGTTGAAGTTGTACACGCGGGCGTTGCGTGAACGTGGATTTACACTGCCCGTGGTAGTGCGACCGGGATATTCGGAACCTGTGAACTTTGTACCGGGGCATCTGTGGGGACGGTATGCGGGCAATAGCAGTTTTGCATTAGAGAATCTGGCAGGAGCGTTCAGTTTCTCAGTTGGGCCTGTGCCTACTGACGTGATGGTAATAGGCAAAGTACCGTGGAAGGAAGAGGCAAGGGTCTGCGCCAACTTTGTAGGACCAGCAGGACAGGCTCTCAAAGATGCGTTACAAACCGTCGGAATTACTAATTACAACAAATGGTACGTAACAAACGTTATTAAGTTTTTGTTGCCCGCTAATGCTGCAACGATCAAAGCGGCGTGGTTGGCGGATTGCTTACCGCTGTTGCATCAGGAATTGCGTATCGTGCAGCCCAAGTACATCTTGTGCTTGGGAGCGGATGCACTGAAAGCGTTGTTTGGTAAGAATGCCAAAGTATCTGAATCGGAAGGGCAGGTGCTTACGTACAGGTTTCCGATTCACACGGCAGAAGATCAGCCTGAAGAATTTCACGAGTGTTCAGTGTTGGTCTCGATTCATCCAAGTGAGGTGACAAGGGATCCTGTCAAAGCTCGGCAGTTTGAACGCAATCTGGCTAGGTTCAAGATGTTGATTGCTGGAGCGACGTTAGACAACACGGAAGTAGATGTTGATCACCGGGCCGTCAGGACGTTGGAAGAAGTAGAAGACTGGGTTGCGGAAGTTAATTACGAGTTTACGGAATTGCCGTTGAAAGACAGATTGATTGCTTGGGACGCTGAGTGGCATGGTCCAAGTCCACGCAAACCCGGTGGCTACATGCGTACGCTTCAGGCGTCGTGGGGACACAAGAAGGCGATATGCTTTGTCTTGACGGAACCGGGAGGCAACCCGTGTTTTGTTAACGCTGCTGGTGAGAATGCCGTTCCTGCGTTGATGGAATTGTTGCAGACATTCATGCAGGACAAGAGGGCGGTGGGACACTTCCTCAATGCTGACTTGGAATGGTTGAGGATGTACAACTTTGATCCGATACGTGATTGTCCTGTATTGGTAGAAAGTCCTGATCCAACAATTGAAGCCTATAAGTATTTACAGCAAGGTCACGGTTGGCTTGACACAGGAATGATGGCACACGCTGTCGAAGAAACTGCACAGTTGGGTTTGGAAGTATTAAGCACGCGTTACACGACAGCACCCCGGTATGACTTGCCACTAGAGAAATGGAAACGAGACGAGAAGAAGCGACTGGGACAAGCCATCTACGGCTACGGTGATGTTCCCGATGAAATCCTGATTCCCTACGCTAACTACGATGCCGATGTAACGCGGCGTATCTGTGTCGAGCTACTGAAGTACATCTCGTACGACTATTGCGGAAACAATTGCTGGGAAGCTCTGTGGGAATCGATGCTGACGTTGCCCGTCATCTACGACATGCACAGCAACGGTATCTTGATTGACAGAGACAGAATCGACACGTTGACGTTTGCTTTCATGGAGACGCGTGCGGAGAAAGAAGAGCAGCTCAAGAACTGGGCGAACTGGCCGGACTTCAACGGCAGGTCAACGCAGCACGTCAAGGAATTTCTATTCGGTGAAACGTTAAACGGACGTACGGATGCCGACGGTAAACCTGTGCGATTACGTCCTGAAGAGGGCCGCAGTTTGTATCTGGAACCGTTGCTTGACACCAGCAAGCCTCCTCGCAGATGGCATGAATTGAAGCAAAAGAATTTGACTAAGTCGGCGTCACCCGGTACGTCCAAAATGATTCTGTCGATTCTGGCGCAAGATAATCCAGCACAAATGGATCAGATCAATTTGTTGCGGGATCAGAGGTTTTTGGATCAGGTGCTCAAATCTATATTGAGGCCACCGTGTCAACAAGAGTCGGGCGAGTATGAGGACGAAGACGGCAATCTGACCTACGACGGCGGACTTGCTGAATTCATTGATCCTGACGGTCGTGCGCGTACCAATCTGTTTCCTACAACAGAAACTGGGCGTTGGAGATCAGCACGTCCTAACTTACAAAACATCAGCAAATCGCGAGATCCTGATTACTTCCGTATGCTTGGGGATCGCTACAAGCACAAGTTGCGTTCCATCTTAAAAGCAACGGATGGGTATGCCTTTGTGGAGTTTGACTACAAGGGCGCAGAATTGTTTGGCATGGCAGTAATGGCCGACGATGCGACTATGATTTCGCATGCAACACGTGCGCTGCATCCTGACGAGGGATATAATGCAGAAGGCAGTCTTGTGAAGGGCGGAAAACACCCGCATCCGGATTATTACGACATTCACTCGAATGTAGCCAAACTTGCTTTCAGGTTGGATTGTGCGCCAACAAAGGCAGGACTTAAAAGCCTCGGCAAGGCGCACTTCAGAACCTTGGCCAAGAATGTGATCTTCGGCATTGCCTATGGTCGTGGTGCAAAAGCAATTGCGCTTCAGGCCAAGGAGCAAGGTGTCGAGGTTACTGTAGACGAAGCACAGCAGGTGATTGACACGATCTTCCAGATGTATGGAGGATTGAGGCCTTTCTTCGATTCCGCGCGGGATCGGGCTGAAAATCATCGCTGGCTGACTTCATGTTTCGGGAGGTATCGCCGGTTTGCCCACACGTCTGATGAAAAGATCCTTGGCGAGTTTCAACGACAAGCGCAGAACTTTCCTATTCAGAGCATGGTGGCTTCGTGTGTAAATCGTGGTTTGGCATGGATGCGTAAAATCATCCATGACAACGATTTACAAAACGAAATTAAAATGCTTCTGCAAATTCATGATGCAGCATTGCTTGAAGTTCGCTACGATTTGATCGAATACGTTGTGGATGAGCTTATTCCCTATGCAATGCAAGAGTGTGTACCGATTTATCCCAGTGGTTTGGACGGTAGTCCTCGACCCGGTGGTCCTTATCGCTTAGGCGTGGACATTGTGGTTGAAAAGTACTGGGGTGAGCCATACAGTCTTGAAGATTGCACGCGGCTGGGGATACCTGAGAGATTTGCAAAATAACTAAGGTGAGGTAGACATGTCTGATAAATGGCAGAGACCGAGCTACGATTCACGGGCACACGGTAGCAATGACAAGCGCAGCAGCGCACCGCCCGACGATAAGACATTGGATCCACGTTGTTCGCTTCCGTTCCAGCTAATCCGTCCGAACTACACCAAGGGACCGTTGCTGTTCCGTCCGGTGCCGGGCAGAGATTACGACAATCCCAACAACCTTGCAGGTGGCCGTGAGAGTGCTGCGCAGCGGCATTACTCGCACTTCATGTTTCCCGTGCCTGCGGCTAAATATTTCGGTGGAGATGATCGCGATAAGTACACGATCTTGTTGCATCAGCCCGGAGACGAGGCATCACGCCGTAACGAGCCGTATACCAATTTCTATTGGTCTTGTTTCCGTGCGCACAAGGAAGGTGTGTTTGCCGGCGGCCGTTCGTGGGATGCTCGTTGGAATCAGTTGATGGTTGGTTCTGCTGGCAAGGGTGCGTCAATCACGCGACCCACTACCCTGAACTTCATGCAGGGTTTTGTGTATGCCAATGGCGATGTCGAGCATATCGGCAATGGTCGTGAACATGCACTTGGTGAAGCACCCGGCGAGGCAATGTGTGTGATCCAGCTACCTGCCTCGGCAAATAGCTTGTTCAATATATTCGACACGCCAGCGGATTCGTTCGATGGAAATCCAGATGTGGATTACAACGCACCGTATCTCTACGGAGATCCTGTCGGTACGTTTGATCCCGACACCCGTACTGTTGCGGGTGGCTATTTCGTGTGTGCGTTCAACCCGAAGGTAACCAAGCTTCAGGCACGGAACGCTGTTAATCCAAAGAGCCAGTGGCTGTCCATGTCGTGGTCAGGCACCATCGACCCGAAGAAACCAACGGGTTATGAGTTTGCGATTAGTCGAGTGCTTGGTGTGGGCGGACAGAAGTTTAAACCATCTCTGTCCACAGAACAGGTTGAACGTGTTGTTAAATCGTCATTCTTCTGGACTCCGTCTGGCGTGAATGCAGGTATCTTGCACTTCCCGTCTAACGAAGAAAAGTGTGTAATTATTGCACAGGCGTTCCGCTCTATTCCTAAGTTGGTGGAATGGGCGTGGTTTGATCGGTCCGAGTATATGACCGCAGACGTGCGCAAGATCTTGGGTAACGCCAAGAGTAGCGTACCGGCTGCGGAAGAAGCACCTCGTCCCAAGAAAGCTGCAATGGTAGAAGTTGAGGACGACGATGATTTCTCGCCGCCTGTGAGCAAGAAACCCGCAGCACCGGCGCGTCCTGCAAACAATCAAACGTTTACAGATGACGATGACGATTTGGATTTGCCAGTTCTGAAGAAAATTCCTGTGCCCGCTATGGACGACGACGAAGACGAAGCAGTCGTAGCGACTCCGGTTCGGCCAGCGGTTCAAGATGACGACGAAGACGATGCAGAATTGTCGGCGCCAGTCCGTAAACAACTGCCTGTAGATGAAGATGATTTGGAGGAAGGTGAAGCCACCGAAGACGACGATTTTGAAGAAGACGGCGAGGATGATGACGATATGCCTCCGCCACCAAAGTCCGCGCGCAATGCTCCTCCAAAGAGTCCTGCGCCAAGACCGCCTCGTAAAAAATAAGTGTTTAATTGTTTCGTGGGCACCGCAATTTCGGTTGCGGTGCCCGTTTGGGGGACTCTATGCAATTGCCACCGTTGGACGATGATGACGAAGAAATGACGGGGGTAACGCCGGTTCCTGTCACGGAAGACACGGAATCGGTTAAACCTAAGAAGCGTGGGCGTAAGCCCAAGGTCGAAGAAATTGAAGAGGAACCTGAATTTACGGCTCCAGAAATGCCAGATGATGATTTGTTGCCTGCGCAATTGATTAACACTGACATGGACAAAGGCAAAAGCAAGATTCGGCCTGAGCAACAATGGAAATTCATGACGGCACTTGTGGAGGAAGCCCGCAAGACCACGCCAGCTAATTATTTCATCGGTTCGGAATCTCGAGAATTAATGATCGGTATTCCGACACCGTCATTGCCGATGGAGTATTTGCTGGGTTTAGATGCGTTGCCGTTGGGTTTGATGTATCAACTGGTGGCTGAGACGGGTGTGGGCAAGTCTGCGATGTTGGCAGAGTTTGCTCGGTGGTTCATGAGTTTCGGTGGGGGGTTCTGGCTGGTCGAGACCGAGACTAAGTTCAATCCTGATTGGTATGCGTCAATCATGGGTGAGCAGATGTTTGGGATGACGCAGCTTCTACGCGCAGGTTCTTTGGAAGAGTGGCAGCGCAACCTTACCGACGCCATCAAGATCACCAAGAGGTCTGCCGACTCTCAGGGTTTTGGCCGCAAGATCCCGTTCTTGTTCGGAGTCGATTCTGTATCAGGTAAGGCCTCTGAAACCGAACAGGAAAAGATACTTGGCAAGATTGGCAAGGATGGTTTGAGAGGTAAAGGTATTGGTAACGCCGCACGTGGTTTTGCCACAGAAGCGTTGGTTAATACCAAGTTTATCAAAGCTATCCCGCAGGAGTTTGACGGTTGGCCATTCTCGCTGGTAACCGTCAATCAGTTGAAGACCGGTATGGACGAACGAGGACTACCGACGCGTTCAATCGGTGGCGGCAAGCAGTTAGGGTTTCAGGAATCTGTCGAGCTTCAGTTGTCCAAAGCGAAGGGACCGAAGCACAAGATCGTGTCATCAAAGTTCGTTGGATATGAGGTGAACATTGAAACGTTCAAGAACTCATACAGCGAAGGCGTCAAAAAGATTGCGACAAGATTGTTGTGGCGGCACAACAATGTTGAAGAAATTATTGACGGTGACATGGAGATGGCTCCGTCACGACAGCACACGATCTGGGATTGGAATTGGTCCCTTGTTTGGTTGCTGGATTACATTCTGAATCAAGGAGGACACAGTTACTTCAAACCACGATTGGAGGCATTGGGCATTCACGTGACATGCCCTACGCGTGCGGATGTGGAGAATAAAGCATGGTCCAAGACGTTAGGCATGAGCGGTAAGGACGCCGTGTCATGGAGTCGTCTAGGAGCGATGCTTCACGCCAATCCCGAAATAGTTAAAAAGATCAGGAAGGGATTGTGCATTGCACACATTCCCACACTGACTGGGGATTACGCAAACCATTTGGAGCGATTGATCAACCGTGCCAAATGATGATGATGACGATTTGTTTGAAGCGCGTGTGGATCCAGAAGTGATCCAACGCCAACAAGAGATGCTGGCGGGTTTGTCCCATCAACCGTCGTACTACGAAGGATACGAAGAAACACGGGTACGGTTTTTGTTGAAGTTTTTTCTACCTAAAGCCGCTAACAAGCTAGAACAAGAACTTCGAGCCAACAATGGTTCGGAATTAACTTTTTCTGGTTTTGCAGATATGTTCCCGTCGTTTCCTGTATTTCTAGGTGCGGTCAAACCGCCAAAAGCTCTGCATCTTGACGAGTCTTGTTTTTTACCTAGCTTGTTCAAAGAGTTTTCGCGCTCAACGGTGTTCAAATTGCTGTCAAATTTTTTTGACGAGAAAGTTGACACAATTGCTAATCGCCCGGCGGGATTAATTGTACCGCGCAAAGGATTTCCGCACGGGATGATTGCACACACGCTGCAAATGACGGAATTCGTCGGACCTGTATTTGTATATCCACAGCTAAACTGTCACAAATTTGTGTATGTGCAGCGGTTTGATAATTTTTTACAGGTTGTTAAAAACACGGGTTGGACGTATTGACGACCAATTCAAAAGAGTTATGGTGGGATTGTTTTTACCGGAGGTTGTTATGTCGAATCTGATCGGTCCAATGTCTGCTCAGCGGCACGAAGTGTTTGCGCAAATGCCGCAAGCGCTGCAAGAAATAGCGCTTAAATTGCAGAAAGAATTGACGGACAGTAGTAAGAAAATGGTTATCCATTTCTATCGCATTGGTGCGATGGTGGACGACGTATTGAACGATAGCAGCAATTACTATGGAGCTAATGCTATTGCCAAATTGGAGACGTTCCTTAACGTCCGCGCAGCAACGTTGCGTGATTATCGGAATTTTGCTCGTGCGTTTCCTGACCATCAGTACGTGGTAGAGCAACAGGGTAAGTTGACGAGCACCGGACAGACCTTGACTGTGTACCATTGGATTTATGCCGCACGTCTGGAAGATCCGCTTGCGCAGAAATCGATGATTGAACGAGCTATCCGTGACGGGCTATCCGCAAACGAAGTGTTGGAAGTTATCTCGGGCGCTTTGGATCGTTCCGGCGGTAGTTCAAACGCAGGACGACCCGTACGACGTCCAACCAGTCCAGTAGCGGGTGTGACGAAGATTGGTAAGTTGGCTGCAAAGTTTGGCAATTACATGGATGAAGTTGCCGATCAATATATTTTCAATCCGCTAGACGCAATCTCGCCAGACGTTGTCACAAACAATCTGGACAGCATTTTGCAAGAAACAGGCGCAAGATTGCAAGATATGCTTTTAGCTGCGCAGACAGCCGTGTCACGTTTGGATGAAATTAAGAAGCGTGTATCTCGGATCATTGCAGCAAAAGATACACAAGTCGATCCGGCTGCGGGTGTTGAAGTTGAGCGTGAGTATACGACGCCGGTCAGTCGTACGGAGCAAATGACTGAGCCAACTGGTTTTGTGCGTAACACAGAACCGCCGGCACGTAAACGTGGTCGCCCGGCCAAGAAGACGCCAACCGGTATTTAACATGCTTGTATGCGTCTTGTGTTACGGCGAACATCGTGATTTGATTGCGCGTTGTTTGACATCAATTAAACGATGTGCGCAATATCCCGGCGTATCGGAATTACGCATAGGGATGAACGCAGTAACGCAAGATGTGCAAGAATATTTAACGGAAGAAGCACGGGGATTTAATATTCCCGTGCTTCTTTTTGCGGCCGACAATCATGAAAACGTTGGCAAATATCCGTTGATGCGACAGATGTTGCGATACGCAGACCCGCAACAACGTAACGTGATGTGGTTTGACGATGACAGTTTTATACGTGAATCAGCGCCGCGTACGTTCTGGCAAGACATAAGCACTTATCTTATTAACGCAGATTTGGTTGGTTCTGTGTATCGGTTAACAAGTATGTGGAACGGCAACCAACGATGCGTAATTAAAAATCAATCGTGGTACACAAATAAAGAATGGCCACAGGGATATGCGATAAAATTTGCAACAGGCGGTTGGTGGGCGACACGTTTAAATTTACTAAAAAAACACGATTATCCTTTTCCAGATATGCACCACAATGGCGGAGATGCAGTGCTGGGTGAACTGTGTTATCAACAGAGTTACCGGTTGTTCCATTACAATACGCACGTAGCAATTAACGCCGACGAGCATCACCGGGAATCTCGGGCACCTCGCCGTGGTTTGAGTATGCGGCCGCTGTGGTACGACGGTATTTCTAGTCCTTACAAATCTTTTGTCTACACTGTTGAGCATTACGCCAACGGTGAACAAACTGAGGTTAAGATATGTACGTCAGTGTAGTTTGGGTTGATGTCGAACCATATCTGCAAACAAAAGAACAACCTGTCATGGTGGTTCCTCGAGACAAAAAAGCATGGTTTGCTTTGGCAAACGATGAAATGTGGCATACGCAGATAGGCGAATACGCTCGCATTCCAATTCACGCTTATCGTGTCCCATCGATTGAACCGCAGTACCTACTTGCGGCAGGAATGGAAAAGGCAACCCAGTTTCTGGGACAGCTTAACAAAGACATGCCGCGTTTACAGTTTGAAGAAGTGTTGTTGTTTATCGGCCAGCAAGTGCACACAGAAGAACAAACAATGCGGTTTTACGTAGGTTTTGCTGTAACAGCGAAGCCTGAATAAACGATCAAATAAATATTTATCTCAATACATTTTTGGTTTCCGTGCCTACGGTTTACACTGAGGCTAACCCGCGACACGGAAACCTGCCCATGCCAAAACGACGTGTTCGTCAGCGTAAAGATCTGGCAGAACCCGAACACCATATGGAAATGGAGGTTACAAAGAAAAAAGGATTTAGTCTTGAATTCCTTAACCCTTTTCAGCGTTCTTGCTGGGAAACAATTGCACGAAATCACGTAGTATTTTTGATAGGTACTGCCGGTACAGGTAAAAGTTTTCTGGCTACGGCGTTTGCTATTCATAGCGCGCTGGAAAATAAAACCCAGAAAATTATTATCACACGTCCTATTGTGGAAGCCGGCGAGCGTTTAGGTTTTTTACCCGGATCCTTTGAGGAAAAAGTACATCCTTTCATGCTCCCGTTGTACGACGCACTTGATGATCTGGTGGGTAAAGAGAACGCGCAACGTAAATATATTGACAAGGGCGTGGAGGTTGCCCCAATTGCCTATTTGCGCGGGCGTACGTTAAAGAATGCGGTGTGCATTCTGGACGAAGCGCAAAACTGTTCCTATGCGCAATTGAAATTGTTTATTACGCGTATTGGAGTAGGGTCAAAAATGATCATCACAGGCGATCCAAAACAAAGTGACCTTGTGGGTCGGGTCGCCATGATGGACATTATTGACAAAATCGGTAAAGTTCCGGGCGTCGCTGTAATTCATATTAGCGATGAAAACATCGTACGCCATCCAATCATAGCGGACATCGCTGCCCGCATTTAAGCGAGACGATCCATGTTGATTTCTATTCACGCATTGAATCGATTTGCCGAACGTTTTCCCGACGTTAAGCTTTCCATTTATGAAGCTGTGGAACAAGCGGTTCCCTTCGGGAAACATACTAAAAATTGCTATTTGCTTTCAGAGCAAACACACGGGATTATATTTCCCGTGTGTTATTCAACCGAATTTAAAGAATATTGCGTAGTCACAGCGTTGACGACGGATCAAGCCATAATTGACATGCAGTTAAAGCACTTGTTACCTAGAAAGTACGCAGCGTATGCAGCCAAAAAAATCAATAAAACACCGTTAACTTTAGAACAGAACGATCCTGTGGTAGCACAGTTGTATATAAAAGCGCGTAACGCCGCAGCTAAATGGGAATACGCTTATCCAGAACCAGCGCAACAAAAAGCAATTATGCTTGAGTTAACGGCACAAGGGTTTTCAAAGAAAGCTGTAATTAAATATTACTGGTCAGAAGTAAACAGGGTAATTTATGAACACAATGTCAAACGACGACAAGCCCAAAACGCTAACTAAGTTAAAACCCGGAGACGGATATGTCGTTAAGTTAATTGATGACGGTAATTCTATTGGCGTGTATTTTAATTTGCGTTTAGATGATCGGTATGTGCCACTATTGGATATGACGGAAGAACAACACGGCACAATTACCTTGGGATTTTGGACAGCACCAAACGAATTTCAACGAGGCGAAGCGCAGCGACTGTATTTACTAAGTGACGCAATCGCGCGTTTCTTCAATACAAGTGGGGACTGGAGTGAGTTGGGTGTATTGTTTTCTCAGTTACAGAAAAATGGGGTTGGTACCGCAGAGCATGAGCCGTACCATTTGATTCGATCCTATTTGACAATCGCTGCAATTGAAGATTTTTCTGAAGATGTTACAGCTACTTATTCGTACGAACATATTTACGCACCGGAATTGCCTAGATTAACAAATACCACACCTATTGTTGTCGTAAATGAAAGTACCGGTGTTTCAACTGGCACATACGGGGAATTGATCGATGACGGAGAGCAATGAAAAAACAACACGATTACGCTACGACGTTGAACAAATCATTGCGCAAAAGAATAGCATAGGTTTAGATGTTTACCATAAATTTGCTAATCAAAAACTTGTGGGAAGCATATTCAAGCAATTTGTGAATTACATTTTTGCTCAGGTCTCATTAGCAATCCGTATGCCCGGATTGCAATACGACACAATACAGGAATCGTTGCGCCCATTTGCTGGAACGGAACTGACAGAGTCTTTGGCTGTAGATTTGATACATCGGTTGCTTGGTAACTGTTGGACGCTTAAGGAAAACAAAGCCGTACGTCCTTACGTGCGGCTTGAGGGTAAGGAATGGGTGCCTGTGCAGATCATGGAAATGACTGCGCGTGTTAATGCAAAAAAGGTAGAAGGGTACGACGTTACGTTTAAAGTTTTAGCAGGATTTCCTTGCACGTTGACAAGCACGTCATGGTGGCCGTTATCGTATTGTCGGTATATAGCATGGCGTCAATTAAAGCTGTATCGCCGGCTACCTGCGAGTATGCGTAAACGCGAAGTATTTTTGTACAGAGGACCGTTAGAACTGGTGACAATGCGGTTTTCTGCGCTTGTGGATTATGACAAATCCGAACAAAATTTAAGGTTTGTAGAACTTGTTGCTATTCCAAACTTGATGAAATGGAATAAAGAGCAAATGCGCTACAGGGCTCGACGCAATCCTAAGTATGCGTGTCCTGCTGGGTATGCAAATAATTTTGCATGTCACACATGTCCTATAGGCTATCAAGAATGCAGAGCGGGTTGTCATCCAACGACATATGCGGTAAAACTGTGTCCGGCGTGTAATACACAAGCATATTTTAGCGATGGCGCTGCCGCAACAGCATGCATCAATTGTTCAAGGAATTCTAGTTCATGATAAAAATACCAAGCCCTGCACTTCCGCGCGATTATGTAGACTGTGCATCTAAAGTACGATGGGACAACGCATTAGGTCAGCCTATGTTGCAGGGCGAACGGTGTTTTGCATATCTTGAAAACGATCAAGTACAGTTAGTGACCATGGATGCGACACCGGTCACAACAGTACCACGTATTAACAGCGCATTGCATTGGCCGCTGACACAGGAACCTACTGCAATTCTAGACGGATTTTTAACAGAAACCGGCATAGCGCAAACTGTATTGCAAAAGCGATTAAAGAAATTAAAGGCAGATAATACGAAAGTGCAATTTGTATTGTGCGATCAGATCAGCACAGCCGCATTTTCTGAGAGATATAAAAAGCTCAATGCCTTTACGGGATCACTGGTAACGTGTGCGGAAACGGTCAAGATTCGTAACCGGGAAGACCTTAACTACTATCAATCGCGTTGTTTGTTGTTAGGCTATCCCGGAGTTAATTTGCGGCATTCGGCAGAAGGATACAAATCGAACGATTCTGTATTTTTCTTGGCAGTGCACACACCCAAAACTAAAAGTTACAACGTTGTGGATGTAAAAAGTGGACGTGGTGAGTTTGCTGGTTTTGCTATAGCTGTATGCGCAACGGACCAAGGCGATGAGTTTGAAGTAATGTGTCCTCAACACGTTGTAACAAGTATTGAATTAACAACTAATTTGCGTAAATATATTTCACGCCGATTGACCGTGGCGTACTTTGATTTGACGTTTGGCGACGATATTGTTCCTAAGTATCCCGTAGCCGTGGCTTTTAAGTGAGGATTTTATGCCATCACCGTTTGTTACGCCATCTGTGTATTTGTTGGGATTCACAGAAGTAAACGACACGGAATTGATTAGGTATCTGGAGGACACAGGCAATCAAGCCTTTATCCAGCAATACAGGCATGCCTTGGAGCTGGGACTGTCGCCAGCGGAATGCCTCGTAAGCTTCTATGCGAAACTGTGCTATGCCTCGCTGTCTCCCGGCAAGAATGACAACATCGATAAAACGCGGGATATTCCGGCGAATCTTGCTGCGTGCTTGGCTCACGGGCATGGATCTGTTTTCGGGCACGTGAATTTTAACTTTGTCATTACGAACTGTAGTAGGGTGTTCACGCACGAGTTAGTACGGCATCACGTCGGTACGGAATACAGTCAGACGTCTGGCAGGTATGTGCGTACAGACAAGCTGAAGGTTGTGTGGGATCCGATCTTGGCGCCCATCAAGCACGACATCGAGTTGACGCTTGAGTATCTAGAGATGAAGTATCGGATGGCGTGCGAAGACATGAATTTGAACGACCCCAAGCAGTCGTTCGATTACAAGAAAAAAGTAACATCGGCGTTGCGTCGGATGTTTCTACCCAATGGCGTTGCAAACGAGATTGGGTTTTCAATGAATGTCAGGGCGGCGAGGCACATGATCCAGATGCGCACGTCAGCTCACGCAGAGTGGGAAATCCGATACGTCTTTGCGCAAATCTACGAGATTTTGAGCAAGAAGTATCCACATATGTTTAGCGACGCAAAGGTTCGTACGGTGGATGATTTGCCAGAAGTATATGGCATGAGAACAACACCTTACGAACTGGCTCAGCCTAAGGGAGAGTGACATGGTACGTGCAGAAGGTAAGTTTCGCGGACAGCCAATTACAGCAACAGCGATCAATCCGGGTGCAGGTGGTATTGTCTGGCTCGTGACTATTGACGATAGTTTCTTCCCGGAACATTTTGCGGTAGAGGCAAAATGTGTAGATGAAGCCATGGATGAATTGGCGGAATCTGAGTACGGCGCAGCGTTATTGGTAACTCCCGACGGTCCAGAGTGTCACGATTACGGATTCACTTATGCCGGGATAGACGACGGTGCACGAAAGCAGTATTCAGATTTGGGTGAAATACCGCCCGGCGCTAAGTTCACAATCACAATCGGCGGCAAGTTGTTAGTCCATGGCGTGCATGGCGAAGCCAATTACGTGACGGAACCGACAATTTCAGGAAACGGCACATATTACGATTCAGACAATTTGCTGGTAACGGGAGACGAGGCTGCCGGTTGGGACTGTCGGTACTTTTCTGAGGAATTACCTAAAGACGGATGCCTGCCAAGTGATTATATAAAAGAACAAGCAAAGTTCTTTCTTGGCGATGACATCGATGATTTGAAGCAGGAGGTTTGACATGGGATTGCAGGCACGGTTCTCAGCAGACGATAAGCGCTTATACCGTCCGGAGAGAGACGTAGCGCACAACTTCGGCAGCATTGCTATGGTTGTGGCGCAAAGGCTTGAGGAGTTGGAAAACAACCCTAACTGTCTTACGGCGTTTAAGAAACACTTCAATGTGACGGATGAGCAACTTGGTCAGGCCTGTGCTGCATTTTGCAAGTTCGTGCCTGCTGCGGCAGATCCTAAGACCAAGTCTATGGTGGAATCGTTGTCTGAGTCTGGCTGGTTTGAGGTGGAAGAGCCTGCGCAGTTTTTGTATATGGCGTTGCTCGGTACCGTCATCTCAGGCGTGTACTGGGCTGGGGTAAGAGAAGCTTCCGTTGCGGAGCATTCTCCGTGTGAAAATTATCAGGAATTGGCCAACTATGGTCGTGATCTGAGCCGCCGCATGACCATTCCTAAATGGCGTCGAGGTTTGTACGTAGGATGGCAACGGATTAAAGATGCGTTTCACATTTTAACGCGGAGAGCATGATGATCGCTAATCACTGGCCAGCTGAGTTTCGTAAACTGTACGGAGGCGGCTGGCCACGTGATTACTTCGTCATCGACGTTGAAACCACAGGGCTAGATTTGCAGAACGATTTGATTGTGGAGTTCGGTCACTGTCTGGTTCGTAACGGCGAAGTGGTGGACAGGCTCACAACAATTGTGGACTGGACTAAACATCAAGCTGATCTCGCTGACGCCATAGAAGGCAAGTTACAGAATGTATCTAATGCCATGGCCGCAAGAGGAGTGCAATTTCACCTCGATTTCCAGCGCATGAAACGTGAAGGTAAACCACCTGAAGAGGTATTCACGTTTTACGCGCAAATGATTAATACGCTTCTATCCAAAGGTGTGCCTGTCATCGGACACAACATTTACGCCTTTGACGAACCTATGTTTCTTAACAACATTCAAAGGTTCAAGTTTCCCAAAGTTACGTTTAACGATAACTGCATCATCGACACCAACGGAATCGAGAAAGCTAATGGATTGGGGCCGACACCGGTAACAATTCCTAAGCCAGCTGACACATTACGTTCTTACTTTATGCGATTAAATGCGCTTAGAATAAAAGGGCTTAAATCAAACTTAGGCGAACATTGTTTTGTTAAATATGGTTTTGATCAGCACGTCAACAAATCACAAATGCACAATGCAAGTGTAGACGCATTTTGTGTGCATATTTTGATGGAAAAATTTCGGCAATTGCTCGTACCGGAAACTGTGACAGAAACTCCTAATGCAGGTTCGCCTGCGGTTATTAGATCTGACGCCCTAACACGTTACAGAGGTCAAAGGAATAATTGATGATTACTTATGCTGAGAACTATACGCTCATTGAAAAACCAGTAAGAGTTTCACCCGGAGGGCTACGGCCCGGACAGTCTCCCTCGGGATACGGCAGGAAAATAGCTACTGACAAGATGTTGGTGTTTGCAAATGACAAGCGTAAGTATCGGGTGTACTGCACATTGATCAGCAATGTGGGTAGTTGTTTTGTCGAAGTGCGCGGCAAACGCTTGTATGTGAGGGATTGAAATGTTAAGTGATGCAGATCTGGTGTTCATGAAATTAAATTTCGTGGACAAGCAATCTAACGACGGTGCAACACATTGGCAAGAATGTCACTTGCGGCACTCTGCCTGTGCCATTGCCAAGTTAATTGACACCATTCAAGAATTGCGCGGAGCGATTGTCGATAACTGTTCGGTGACGGTAAAAGGCGAAATGATGGTACAGGAGTGGGCGCGCGACCTGCTGTGTCCTCATGACTGAAAATGAATTGAGAATCATTGAAGCTATGTTGACCGTCAGCACGCCGACAGACACAGTAGTATCTGCGCGGCGGCTGATGGCAGAAGTCAAACGCTTGAGACGCGCAATTGATCTGCATCGGGAAAGGGACAGGCATCACCTATACAAGCCATATCGCCACGACCTGTTGTTGTGGGATTCCCTTGATGCTGATCCGGAGGATAACCATGGCGACACCTGAGCATTACAACAAATCAATTCAGCCGTGGGATGCCATGGAAGCGTGGATGACAAAGGATCAGTTTCAAGGTTTTCTGCAAGGCAATGTCATTAAGTACATTGCGCGTTACAGGGATAAGAACGGTGTAGACGATCTGAAAAAAGCTCAGGATTACCTGACGAAACTTATAAGCACTTACAGCGAGTCAACACATGGATGAGTTTCTGAAAAGTGTCGCCAATAGCGAAGAACTCATCTTTGTGGGAATTGATCCCGGGTCGGAAGGCGCCATTGGATTTCTGTGTGGCAACTTTGCGTGTGTGGTGGACATACCCACATACAAAACGGAACGCTCTGGCAAAAAACTAGATGGTTCTTCCAAAACCAAAACTCTGTTTGATCACAGAGCTATCGTCGAATTGTTTAAGCCTTTCAATCCTTTGCGTAAACGGATCAGGGTTTGTGTGGAAGAGGCGCAGGTTCAGATCAAAGGTAAAGGAGCCAATGCCTACACAGGTTTTCGTGTAGGTGTTGGTTTTGGCATGTGGTCTTTGTTCTTTACGGCGCTAGATTATTACCACGAAGTCGTAGCTCCAATTTCATGGAAGAAGAACATGGGGCTTCAGGGCAAGGATAAAGAATTCAGCCGCATGAAAGCCGCAGCCATGTTCCCCAACGTCAAACTTACCCGTAAGGCTGATCACAATCGCGCGGAGGGTTTGTTGCTGGCGGAGTATTTACGCAGAAAGGTATATGGTGCGTGATGACAAAGTTACGATCGATTATTTACAAGGGAAGACAGATCAATTGGCACAGCGCCACATTGTTCTTACTGCAAGTAGGTTCGGGCAGCGATGCCTACTCCGTCACAAAGTCGATAAGAGGAAATTTAAGGCTGGCTCTTGAATGTTACGACAGCATTCAACTTGAGAAGGGCGATAAGAAACGATTAGTGATGCCTTACGGAACCAATCGTCACATACTGGCACGTACTTACAACGTTTAAGGAATGACTATGCAGATATACATATCTGAGGTTGATGGTGAAAAAATTGCGTACACCGATGAGACTGAATTTTTGATACAAGTTGGTAAAGGCAAAAGTAGCTACAAGACGCAGTACAAGTTTGTTGGTAAGTTGATTCAGGCTGTGATTTACTACCGTGGCGTTAATGTAGGTAATGGTTTCAAGAAACGTTTGCTGATGCCTTCGTGCAGCAAGCGTCGCGGTGTAGTGGCTCGGCATTTATCTTAGGAGTGTGTAATGGAAGTGACAGAAGCGGACAAGGCACAGGTCGAAGCAACTCAGGACGTGTCTAGGTTTCTAGAAGACCCTGAAGGCTTACGCATTTTCAACGTGCTTCTGTCGTTGCGCCGAGCCTATGTGGTTGCGTATTCGGAATTGCAGAAGATGCTCGACACTCCCAAGGATGATGCTGAGTACCATCCCTTGTCGTGTGACATTATCGTGCAGTCGGCCATGCACGCTGCGGCCAAGCCATTTCAAGAGAAGCAATTGTTCACGGGATTGCATAGTGCTGTGCTTCCGTGGCTTCAGGAAAAGATGGCTGAGCATTCCAAGATTGAGGAAGAGCAGCTTCTTGTACTGGAACAACGCCGCAGGGAGACACCTGTACCTCTAGGGTTCAGGCTCCCATCTGACACGATGACACTTGCCAGAGACAGGTCTTTGACACTGGCGGGTGACCCGACTCAAATTAGTGCCTTATTGAACGCCACGTCCGCCGCAGCAGAAGTAGCTGGTATGGTGGTTCTACGCTTTGGCATGCAGCCTGAGCCTGATAAGCAGTCTGCCGTGTACTGTTCGTTTTCTGCTGAACAGTGGAAAGATGTCGCTAAGAATCCCAGCACCTTTGGCAAGTTCACGTCTATATCCATTCTCAAACAAATGGATGTACCGCCTGACTTGGTTATTGTTGATGATTTGGCGTTGGCCCACCCTGAGTTATTCGTGGGTCAACCTGTCGGCGCTACGGCTGGTAACGCGCACAAGGTTATTTGGCGTATGTGTCAACAGTTAGGTGCGGCATTGCTTGGAGCGGTGCCGACGACGGATTCAGATATTACAGGACCCGAGTATGAGCAACTGCGCGTATTCAGCCAGTTGCGCCGGGTAGACGAAAACGGCAACATTACTTAAGGAACGTATATGAGCAGCAAGACTACAAGAATTATTGTGTCGTTTACAACTAAACTTGTGGATCCTGACAATATTGCTTCGATGACCCCGGACTTTAAGGCGCCGTCTAACTACAAGGACGCCGACAAGATCTCCAAGTACATTAAAGAACGTAAGGACAGTTTCGAGGCCGATGCAGCTAACCAACCTTATACGGGTACGTTCGATGAAGTGATGCTTGTAGATTTGCAGAAACAGCTTGTGGGTAAATGGTCCAGCAAAGACCGTGACGCTGCGGATGGTCTGACAGTTGCCGAAGCCGCAGCCTCGTGGATCTTACGTAATAACCCTGATGCGTTCGTCGGCGACATCTTAGACACGGCAAATTCCAACGTTGTGTTTATTGGGTTTGACACGCGGCTGTTTTTAAAGATGCTTGGTTTGGACTGCACGTTACCTGACAGCAAAGTGCAAGTGCCATTGCGACTTTGGTATAATAATGCTAACCACAGAGATATTACCGAAGCGGTGATGCCTTCTGAGTTTTCGTTGTCGTGGCCTATTGTCTTGAAATTGCGCAAGCCATGGGAAACGAACGACGCAACCAAGAAATGGGATGTTTCCAGTTGGACACGGCCGCACGTTAATGTACAACAGGATAGCTGGTTAATTACGGAACTAGCTGCGCAACTTGGCTTTTTGAACGACTAATATTATGTCACGTCAACAACAAGCCCGTGCAAATAATCCCACGAAAGAAATCGTGAGCTTAGGTAAGGCACACGATTTCGCTGAACAGTTTCCGAAAGTGCCTTTGCCTTTGGGGTTATCTAAATCTCTCTACGAGATGTTAGCCGACTTTGTATTTTTCACGCCGGCGTTGGCTAACTTGCACGGTGCTTTTGTTGATGGACATTTTGTTGATTTGCAGAAAGACATGACTGCGCCTTTAAAAATCTATAAGCATAAATTCTTTTCGTCGATCTTTAAGAATCTAGTTAAAACCGACGGCGATTCTTCGTGGAATCACACATTGTTTGCCATACAGAAAGAACAATGGCCTGCGCTTGAAGATCACATCTGTGGCATCACAATGTTTAGTTTGGCGCGTAAGCTTGCAGCCAAGTTTGCGATACAGACATTTAACATTGCCGATCCATTAGCGTCTGATTTGCATATGCTCGTATCCAATGTCATACCCATCAAAGCAATAGGGATCATTTCCAACAACAGCACGATTTGTTTTAAGCCAGACGAGCTGATTCCCTATCCCATAAAATTGCCGCCTGAGAAAGAAATGCAAACGTTTTTTGATGCGTTTGCGGCGGGTAAGAATCCTCTGGTTGAAATTGCTAATACGAAGAATGGTGTGTAATGGCACTGGCTGCGTGGAACACATGGTTTGACAAATTAAGTCCCGTCGGCAAAGAGACGGTAGAAGAAACACGGCGTAGTCCTGTATCGCGTGAATTGGCTATGCATAAAACAGTTGTATGTGATGACGCACAGTTATTTAAAAACAGCTTTGCCAAATTAAGCGAATTTACACGAACCGTCATTCAAGAAAAAGTTGCAGCCGAAATGCCTGTGGGTGACGTCGTTCCTAATTTCACGTCGATAGGTTATTGGATTGTCGAATGCGCAGACGGCGAGGCTCCTAAGATTAAGAACGTACGCACGTCTGTAGCCTTGGCCAAGTATTTAAGTTCGGCAGAAGGTAAAGACGTTTATGTATTTCCTTTTTATGGCGTACCTCTGCCTGTCACTAAGGGGCCGCAGAGGTATGTGTATCTGCCTGACGGTGCAACGGCATTGACAGTTCCTGCGGTAAAAGATGGTGCGGTTACAGAAGTCGATACTGAGACATTATTGCCTGTGGTCAAGATGCAGGCAGACTATTATTTTGGTCCAGTCGAAATGATAACGAGTGTCACGTTCAAAGAAGACAAAAAGAAACAAGTCAGACAGGCGCCAATACCGCGTAATGACGACGATTACGACGACTAAATAACAGACCCTAAACGCGTCATATTATCTGCAATGCGTCGCGCTATCCATTTCGGATAGCGTGTCAGTTATTGCGTGGAGGTTTCTCATGACTACTGCTAGCAATATCGACAACACCATTGCGCTCGCAAAGTGGCACAATGCCACGATGCCGAAAAACCGAGTAGGTGTCGCCACAAAGTTCAGAGGCAACGTGGGAGTTGCCTTGCTGGCAAAGGAGGTGACGGTCATCGAAGACCGGCATTTTGTACTGTCCGGTGAATGGCTGGTGGTACAGGACGTACCGCCTAATTACCTTGACGGGGCGTTGGGAGATTGCACTCCCAGCGCCACCGTGGCGCGGATCTTGCCCTTCGGGGCAGGTGTTGTTGGTGGCATCAATGCCACCGAAAGCGTTTTCCCTTTGAGGGGGATGCCAGCCGCGCAGTGCGCGGCGGACGACGCTGCGTCGTTCACCGCTGCCGTGGCGGTGGACGTGGCGATGACCACGGCGGCTTGCGCCGCTGGGCGCAGGTCATGGGCCGACATGGCCCTTGTTGTGCGCGGCCAATTGCGCAAGATCGATCTGATTTTGCAGCAGGACTCGGTCTTGCTTAATCCTTTCATGGGCGCCTTTGCGGCGCTCCGGGACATCAAGTCCCCAATTCCGACAGCGATGTCGGATGGTAGCGTAGCCTACGAGGTTACACACTTGCTCGGAGAGGGGCAGGTGGATAACTACTTGGAGGAGGCGCAAGCCTTCGTCCTAACTCCGTTGTCCACCGGAGAAAGGTGGGACAGCAAAGAGTGGGTGGAATACCCACACGGGCTAAAAATTAGTTTGGCGTTCCCGCCAGACATGTTGGCGTAATGCAGAGACCACGTCTGGCCTTAGGGCTGGGCGTGGTCTTTTTTTTAACTATTGCAGAAATTATTGTCGAGCTTAGAATGTGCGGACACGAGGAATATACCGTGGTTATCCGTTGTACCGTTTGTATGAAAGTTGTTATTGCTCCTGACTGTAAGGAGCATGAAAATACTTATGACTGTTTTTCAAAGTCATGTAAATGCGGTGCCGTTAATTACTGTACGGTCAATCACGTGTTAACTGCCACCAAAGAAGCACTGCGCTGGAACTCTAATACAGACGATTGGCTACCTTTCAAACCTGCCTAAATTCAAGGCAAAATTGCGTCATATAACATGTACAGCGGTTTAGCTGTGCCGGCGTAAGCCGTTGTTTAGTGGAGGATGCACGATGCAAACTGAATTCGTAACGTCCGTAGTAGCCGCAGACAGGCTAACGAAAATGGTGACGGGGTTGGGTATTGCGGAGTTGGCTACGGCCGACTCCGAAGAGGCGGCTCGCGCCACGGAAATTTTCAACACCGCTCTTGGGGCCTTTGGCCCCGGTGAAGTGGTATGGCGGAACAGGTTTGGGCAATATTCAAAGCTCGTCCTTCGCACTTTGGACGCCGTAACGGCGTCCAAGTAAATTTTGACCAAGCTGTCCGGGGCGTTCCCGGGTGGCTTGGTCTTTTTTTTTAGCTATCAGAGACTTTTGTTAATCGAACTTGTAACTAATCCTTTCCTTTCCTACACTTGCACAAACCCCTATTTCCACGAGGTGGCCATGTCCAATCCGATGGTATTACCCGAAGGTACTAAACGCTTCACGCCAGACGACGCGCATTACCATCAGCCCGACGAAAGACAAAGGTATTTGTTGGGTGGTGGTGTTACGGGTGATTATGCTGTTATTCCCGGCTCATATGGCAAAAATGACGGACGCAGTAAAGGCTTTGACCACAACGTTCCTGACGTTGTGTGTATTGATCCTGATGAAAAAGGCGGCAACATTGTTGTTGACTTGGCCAACATAGATAAAAAAAACTACGAAAAGATTTACGCCAAACACGGCAGTGAAGACCCGTTTAAGATTTATTCTGAATTAAGCACAGCTCAAAAATTACCGGAAAAGAAATCTATGGAACCCCTTCGTTCTAATCCTTTGATGCCCGGCAGTTACGTTGTTCCACGTGCTGACATGGAAGGCACGCCTATGCAATCTTATGCTATCCCCTCAAACCCTATCGTTACTCAAAGAACTGTAGCTTCGGCTGCGCCTGCGGAAGAACCTGTCCTTCCTCCTCTTGGCGCCAAACAAGACCCCAATCAACTTATCATTGCGCAACTCATGGCTCAGGTATCTCAACTGACGTCTATGATGCACACAAATCTGACTCGCAATGAACCTACGCCTGCCCCTGTTACGAAGACCGTTAAACCTGAGGAGCCTGTCATGTCAGAAGCCGCACCAGACGTAAGTGCCAGTATGGGTTACGAAGCGTTGGAAATTCCCTTTGTTGTTGGACCAACGCCTCAAAAAGCCAAAACGCAAGTGTTTATTGAATTGCCCGGTTTTGGTTCTATGTCTACTTGGTTTCATGGTATTTTTACGGGTGACGGTTGTGTGGTCCTTGTCTATGACACACGTTATGCTGACGGCCAACAGTTCTGTCCTCCTTACAGCTCTGAAACTCATCCTGAAGGTTTACCTCTTAAAGTCGTTGTACCAGCGCCTAAGCCCAATAAGCTTAAAGAGAAAGATAAGATCTACGACACCAAGTATTTTGGCCTTAAGTTTGCGTTTGGTGTGTTTGACTGCGTCATCCTTGTTACAGTAGATAAAGATGATTCAGAGGAAGACAACGGCTAACGGAGTTTGTCATGATTGAAAAACGCGGTATTATTACAGAACAGACACCCGACAGCCCGGTCGAAAAGGGTTGCTCGGGTAAATGCACTGGCGCCTGTTCTACTGAAAAACAGGCCGAAGATATTCATGATCGGCATATCGCCTCACGTCTGTCAGATGAAGCTGCGGATGCCTTTCGCCGCAAATAAGCAATAAGCACTTACAAGGAATGGCGTCATGACTTCGGCGTTGATGCGCGGCCAATTTACACGTTTCTCGGGACTTGGCGGAGGTGCCGAGTTTCCCGATCCGTTCATGGACGTAGCCAGTCTCTCCATTCCCCAAAACATTAGATCGGCGCTGTATTGGTGTGAGTTTATTTGGAATTACCATGGCACCTACCGTATGGCCATGGAACGCATCATTAGTTACTTCCTTACTGACGTTGTTATTGAAGATGCCTCTGACGATGAGCGCGAAAAGTGGGAAGAATACTTACGAGATGATTTGAACATCATTGGTGAGATTCAAACAGCTCTCCGTAATCGCATGTGTTACGGTAATGGTTTTTGCAGTATCGTTGTACCTTTCAAACGTTTTCTTAGTTGCCCTAAGTGTGGATATCAGGCACCTCTCAAAGAAATTTACGAAAACAAAGTATTTAATTTTAGTTGGCAGATGCCTAATTTTGTTGCCACATGTCCTGTATGTGCCAAGAAGGGTAAAGAAACATATACGGGGCCTTGGAAAATCAAGGACGAGAAAGACGAGAACAAGATTCGCGTCAAGCATTGGAACGTGCATGAAATCGAATTGCTGCATGACCTGTACACGGAAGACTTGCATTACATCTGGCGTATTCCTGAAGATTACCGCAGACAAATTCGACAAGGTTCTTTGTTTCACTTAGAGCGTGTGGATCAGGAAGTTCTAAAGGCCGTGCAATTAAATCAGGTTTTTAGATTTAATCCTGACGCTATTTTCCACATGAAAGAACCAACCTTGTCAGGCATGATTAACCGAGGTTGGGGCATTCCTCGGTTGTTGTCTAACTTCAGACAGATTTGGTACGTGCAGGTCCTTCACCGTTTTAACGAAGCCATTGCTCTTGATTACGTGATTCCATTTAGGATTATTACACCTCAACCACGACAGGGTGCAGGTGGTCCGTCAGGCGGAGCTATAGATCCGTTAATGACATATGACGGTGGTGATTTCCGCAATCAAGCTTTGCAGATGATTAGACGTAGGCGCAGAGATCCAGCCTCGATTCAAGTATTTCCGTTTCCCGTTAATTTCCAAATGTTTGGTGCCGACGCCAAGCAATTAGCACCAACGGAATTAATTGCTCAGGGTTACGAACGGCTGTTGAATGATTGCGGCACCCCCGTTGAACTTTATAATGGAAGCTTGCAACTTCAAACGGCGCCTGTAGCTTTGCGTTTGTTTGAAGCCACGCATCATCCTTTGGTAAATGACGCCAATAGATTCTTGCGTTGGTTGACGACAGAGATCAGTCGCATTAAGTCGTGGGAGACCGTCAAGACATCCCTTAAGCGCATCACTATTGCTGACAATCTTGAGAAGCAAATGATGGCTGCGCAGATGATGATGTCACAACAGTTGTCTGGCACTACGGTTCTGCGCGATATGGGTTATGATTGGAGACAGGAACAGAAGCAACTTGGAGAGGAGTCGCGATTCCAGACAGAGATTCAGTCCCGTATGCAAGAAGAAATGCAGCAACACGGATTTGCGCAGCAGATTGCTAAGGGTCAGGCAGGCGATCCTAATCAACCTCAAGGCGGTGGCGCTCCTCCTCAGGGTGGCGGTGCTCCTCAAGGTGGACAAGATCCCAACGCCATGGGACAACAGCAAAGTCCGGTTACGCAGTATATTCAGAGTATGGGGCAGAATACGCAGCAGACGCCTCAAGACATGATGGCGGCGGCTGACAGTCTGGCGGATCAAATGCTGGGACAACCGGAGTCTGTTAAGGATTCCGACCTACGCAAGTTGAAGCAAGCGAATCCGACCATGCATGCTTTGGTTAAGGAAAGAATGGCGCAGAAGCGACGCGACACAAAGACGCAAGCGGCCAATAGTGCGGCTATGGGACAGGCGGGTGGTGCGCAACCAACAGGTTAGGAGTCTTACCTTGAAAATTATAACTGCTTATGATCTTGGCGCCGAAATTGCGCGTCGGCAGGTTGCGGTTGCAAAGACCGCAGCTGATTTGGGTGCGATTACGGCTGTAAAGCAAGCAGCTAACGGTGGGCTTGGCGGTTTTGGCCCAAAGCCGCCATCAGATCCGTCGGGAGCACAAAAACGGCGTTCTGAACTTGGCGGTTTTCCTCCGCCTCCACCCGGCCCATCTGCCGAACAAGCAGCAGCAGACGCGCAAAAACGCCGTGGTCAAATTGGCAATTCGCCGTCTAACACTCCGGGCAACACACCACCACCGCCGCCTCCGACACCAAAACCACAGCCCGGACAGGGGGGATTCCAGAATCCAATTACTGATGCGTTGGGGCAAATAGGCGCCGGCACTAATAACGCTATAGACCAATTTACAAATAAAATTCGAGAAAGTGCTGCCAGAGCACAAGCTCCACAGCCGCAACCACAGCCCGGAGCTGCACCTCAGCAGCCATCGGCCGAGTTGCTAAGACGGCACCCCGAACTAGCCCAAACAGGACAACAGCAAATTTCAGCGCAAGTACCGCAACAACAGCAACAACGACAACCACAAACGTATAATG